GCTGCCTGAAGCGACGAAAGAGCCGGAGGCCGTGCCGGAGCCTGAGGCTGTGCCAGAGCCTGAGCATGCGGCAAAATCCAAGTCGAAGTCGAAGTACAGCTATTAGGAGGGTTTGAGTGATGCGCAGTCTGGTCTTGCTGGCTGCATTGCTCGTCTGCAGCCCGGCGGCGGCGCAGAACAAGCCGGTATCGGCGCAGGGTCCGGCAGGTCCGCCGACGCTGAGCACGGTGGCGGTGACCAACACATTCATCCAGGTGCCGGATTCCAATCTTGGCGGCCGCAATGGCTGCACGATCCAGTATCTGGGGGGAAATACCGGCTACGTCTATTTTGGCACCAATACTGCGCCGAGCGGGGTTACCACCAGCTTCCAGCTGTCCGGGACGCTCGGCCGGGTGATGAATTGTCAGGCCGGCGGGATCGTGCTGACTGACCCCATATGGGTCACCGGGACTTCCGGCGATACGTTTGTTGTGAGCATTCAATGAAACTGCGGCTGGCTGCAGTCTTGCTGCTTCTTTCGGGGGTGGCGGCCGATTCGCAGTTCATCTGGCCAGGGGGTGGGGGATCGTCTGGACCCGGCGGCACGCCGGGCGGTACTCCGGGGCAGATTCAATACAATCAAGCCGGGTCTTTCGGGGGCTTCACGATGGGGGGCGATTGCACCTTTGCGGCGCCCAATGTCACCTGCACCAAGACCAACGGGACTAATTTTGGAGCGGCTGCGACGCTCAATGTCGGTACCGGGCTTACGTCCTCGCTGGGCAATCTCAATCTGACGGCGCCGGTTACGGCGGCGGACGGCGGCACCGGGGTCAGCAATACCGGTACGCTTACGTTGGGCGGCAATCTGACGACGACCGGCGCGGGCGCAACTTCCCTGGGCTTCCAGGCCGGGGCTGCGACCTACACTTATCCAGGGGTGACCTCGACGCTGGCGGGTCTCGGAGTAGCGCAGACCTGGACGGCGGCGCAGACTCTTGGCGCCGGCAATCTCAAGGTCAATGGCGCGACTTCCGGCACGGTGACGATCAACTGCGTGGCGACTTGCGGCACGACTACGATGCAGTTTCCGGGGACGGGCGTGATTGATACGGTTGCTTCGTTGGCGGCGACCAATGCTTTTACTGCTGCACTTTCATCGACCGGTACTATTTCGTCGACCTCGACGACCACCGGTTTCAATCATACAGCTGCGGCTGCTGGGACAATCCTGCAGGAGATTTTTCGCAACAACGTTGTTTCGGCAACTGCTAGCACGCAGATAGCCTTGGGCAATTCGGTGGCGGCCACTGAAGCCACTTTGACGCTCAATAGCGGGAACTCTTCTGCGATCAATGGTGCCAACGCTTTTAATCTCAATGGTAACGCTGGTGTCTGGCTTCTAGGTAATGGCATTGATGGTCTTGGCGTGGGGACGACCGGGGCGATCACGTTGTACAGCCAGCCGACCAGTGGCACGATTGTCTACGCCGTCTGCGCGGCAGCCAATGCCAATACGACGACCGGCGGTGCGCTTATTCTCGATACGGCGACAACGGTATGCGGCCTCTCCGGCATGCAGTTCAAGAAGGACATTGCCGCTTTCTCGGCCGCCGGCCAGGAGCATCTCGCGAGCTTTCATGCCGGGCAGCTTGCCGATGCGCCGATCGCGATCGATCCTGCGGCTGATGTGCTGCGGCTGTCGCCGGCAGCGTATACCTTGATCGAGACCGGCGAGAAGCGCCTTGGCTTCATGGCGCAGGATGTGTGCGCCGTCGATGAGCGGCTATGTATTCGCGGCGACGACGGCGAGCCGCGCAAGTTCGATGAGCGCGGCGTGCTCGCGCTCCTGGTCGCGACGGTGCAGAAGCAGCAGCGCGAGATCGAGGAGCTGAAGCGGAACCGGTGATGCACACATATCACTATACAGAGACCAATTCAGGTGTCGAAGTGTGGGTGGTAGCGTTTGTGCATGGGCAATCGCAGCATCTGGTGGCGGCTTTCAACACCGAGATCGATGCTGCGGCTTACACTTCCTATTTGAATGGGGGTCCGGTTCCGAAGAAGCTGGTTTCTGACCATCCCCTATCGGAGGTCCCTAACTTATGAAGGAATGGACCTACGAGAAAGACCCGGTGCAGCCGGTTTACCGCATTCTGGAGGGGGCGCGGATTGTCGGGCTGGTCGCAGTTGAGGCCGAGGCCAAGCAGATCGTTGAGCTGCATAATGCCGCCCGGGAAGGCAAGCCACCTAGCGTCCCAGCTTCTGGCTGATCGCTTTGCAGGTCTCGGCAGCCGAGATGAATTTAGAGTCGACCGTGTGCAGGACGCATTTGACATCCTTGTGGACGCCTCCTCTTGGAGTGCGTAAAGAGACGATTTTATCGGGGTAAATGGCGATTTCTTGTCCGCCTGGGCCGGCAATGAGGACTAATCCTAATATGATCCAGGTGGCCATGACCCCCTAGATATAGTTGACACCTGCAAAACAGTCGCTGTAATTTCCGCAAATTATCGAGTGGCTCGCGGAACGAGCCGGCGAGTCGTCAGCGGAACTGACTGGAAGGAAGCGTCATGGGCGACGATGAGGATGCATATGACGACGAGGACGGGCAGCCAGGGACCAAGGGTGAAGAGCCCACCGGGACGGACACCGCAGGGGGGAACGACGAGAGCGAAGTTCCCGCCGAACAGCCTGACCAAGCAGCAGACGCAGGGGAACCACCATCGCGGGGCGCCGGGGAGCCGGCATCACAGTCGCGAGGGGCACAGCGTTTCCAAAGGCTGAGCGACGACGTCAAGGCGGCGCGGGCGGAAGCCGATCGCGCGCGCCAGGAGCTGGAGAACTACAGGCGGGAGCAGTGGCAGAACAATCAGAATCGAGCTGCCGAGGAAGAGCGCGCCCGAATGGCGTTGATGACGCCGGAGGAGCGCAACGAGTATCGATTCAATCAGCAGCAGCGGACGACCGATCAGCGCCTGCAGCAGATGGAGCTGCGGGCGACCATGATGATGGACAAGGCGACTTTCGACGCCAAGACTATCTCCAATCCGGTCTACAAGAAGTTTGCTTCGGCGGTCGAGGCGCGGTTCGACGAGCAGATGCGCAAGGGGCAGCCGGTCGATCGCGAGACGATTCTCAAGTACTTGCTCGGCGAATCTGCGCTCAATGGGGCTGGCAATTCCTCCGCAGCCCGCAAGCAGGCACGCAGGCGGGTCGAGGCGCAGACGGTCCGGCCTTCCTCCGGCAAGGGGGACACTGAGCGGCCGGGCACTCGGAAGTCGTCGGGGATGAGCGAGGCTGAGACGCGGCTGAAGGATATATTGATCTGACGGGCGGCCATGCCGCCCCTGATGGGAGCGGAACATGGCTGGTACGAACGTTGCGCAGACTTTTCAATCCGATGTCGTAACCTTTATTGCGGAAAAAACGCTTCCTCTTGCCCGTAAGCAGCTTGTCGCCTACCAGTTCGGCGATCCCTTGACGCTCCCCAAGGGACGCGGGACGACCTACACGGCAACAAGATATCTCCGCATCCCGCTGCCGAATGCGCCCATTTCGGAGGGTGTGCCGCCGATCGGCGAGTCGATGTCGATCAATCAGGTGTCGGTGGTCGCCCAGCAATGGGGCGACAAGGTCACCATCACCGACGTAGCGGAGATGACGATCTATCATCCGCTGTTTCAGAAGGCGACCGAGCTGGTCGGCCTGCAGGTCGGTGAAACGCTGGAACGCAATACGTTTCTTACCCTGATGAGCGGCAGCCAGATAAATTACGTCAACTTCAAGGGCGCGCGCGGGTTACTGACGGCTGGCGATGTGCTCAACCCGTTCGAAATCCAGCGGGCCTACTCGATGCTGTTCAATCTGGGAGCGCCCAGGTTCAACGGCGACGAGATGACCAATACGCGGCTCGAAGCAGATGCCGGGGGTGCGCGTGCCTCCAACAACCCCCGGCAGATGCCGCACTATACTGCGCTGATCCACCCGTTCGTCGCCGCCGATCTGCGGCAGGACGCCAAGGTGCAGCAGGCCTGGAGCTACAGCGACATCAACCGCATCTACAATTACGAGGCCGGCGAGTTCAACGGCATCCGGTTCTGCGAGACCAACATGCTGCCGTCGTGGACTGGTAATACGGCGGCGACGGCGGTGACGGCTTCGGCGACCGGCGGCAGCTTGACCAATGGTGGAACTTACTACGCGCAGGTGACTGCGACGGATTTGAACAATCAGTTTGAAAGTGTCATCTATCCGATCACGACGGTCAGTGTCACTGCCGGTGGTACGGGGACATCGGGGTCATTCACGATTGCGCTGCCTGCTTCGACGAATTTCACCTACACGGTCTATATATCGTCTTCCTCGACGATGGCGAATGCGGCTGTCGCTAGCTCGGCCTCGGGGCCGACGACCGGCCCGATGACGGGTCTGGCGACGCAGCTCGCAGGCGGCACGACTCCGGTGATCACCGGGCCGACGACTCCTGGTAACGTTTCCGGCACCGGGCCGGGACGGTCGAGTTTCGGGTTGAACTCTACGGCACAGCCGCCGGCCTCGCCGGCCAATGGCATCACGGTCTACCCGACGTTCATCATCGGGCGCGGGGCCTATGGGCAGGTGATGCTGGACGAGGTCAAGTTCACCTACCTGAAAGAGGCCGACAAGTCTGATCCGCTCAACCAGTTGCGCGTGGTTGGATGGAAGGCATTTTATGGAACGTTGATTCAAAACCAAAATTTTTTGATGAGAATTGAAAGCGTTAGCGCGTTCAACGCGACCTTCGGTTAGGTGGTGGTAGGGTGGATAATATCAGCAAGGTAAGAGGCAGCGCGAGATAAAAGTGCTACGTTGTGGTTGAGGTTAGCAGGATAGCACAGGAAAAGAGGGTATGGCCATTCACACCTTGGCAACAGCAGCAACCTTGGCGGCGGTGCAGTGGACGCCGGGAGGGCTATCGACGGCCGACATGGCCACGATGGCGAACGGCATCCTGAATGATGCCGTAAACTTCAAGACCGGCCCGTTGCCGATCTACTCGACGGCCTTCACACCGTTCGGGCAGCTCTACATTCCTAACCGGGGTTTTCTGACGCTCAAGCCGGGGGATTATGTTGCTGTCGACGCGACAACTGGCTGGCCGATTCTGGTTTCCAATCTGGCGGTAAATATCGGGGCCCTTTCCGGGTCATCGAAGTGGACATTCACATGAGCGAACTGCTGACGGCGAAGGAGCTGGAAGACCTCGAAGCCGAGGTGCAGAAGGAGATCGACAAGGAGGCCAAGGCCAAGGCCAAGGAGGAAGCCAAGAAGCTGATCAAGGCCAGGATCAGGCAGCAGGTCGGCCTCGATGAGCCGATGGTCGAGGTTACGATCGAGACGCCTCCCTATTATAATCCGATCACTCTGGACGGCTATCCCTACGAGCTTGGCCGGACCTACCGGGTGCGCAAGAGCGTTGCCGACGTGCTGCATGAGCAGATGTTCCGGGGTTGGCGGGAGCAGGCCAAGCTCGAAGGGCGAGAGCAGGACTATTACTTGAAGATGCGGCAGACCATGATGTCGGGCCGCACCGGGGCAGTGATCAATGCGCCGCAGGGGCGCGGCAATTACCTGAAGGTGTAGAATGGACGAGACCAAGGACCCTTCGATCGGGATTTCCTACCGGGTTGCCTTGATCGGCAGCCGCGAGCTGGTGCTGCAGTCGTTCGTTGATCGTGATTGTGAGGTCTCGCGCTTAAATGAGTTGTTAGACAAACTGCGTGACGCTAGCGAGCGACAGTATGCTTATGGCAAGATCGAGGAGATCAAGCTTAACATAAAGCAGGAAGAGAAGAATGCGGCTGATCAGCAAGTGAACATCGAGGCGACTGATGCCGGTATTAAAGCTGGTTGGGAGAACGGCAAGCGTAAAGGTGATGTGCGGATGACGGCAGCACAGATCGAGCAGCAAAGGAAAACTTACGCGATTGCTGAAGGTATCAAAATTCGAATGGCTAGCTTGAAAGCTGCCTTGGTGGAGTGGGAAGCAAAGCTAGGGACATGATGTGGCCCTTACCGCAGCGCAGATCATCACCCTTGCGACCCAGATCGCCAAGTGTCCCGGGTTCACCGATCAGGCGTTGCAGCTGCTGAATGCAGTCTTGCAGGAGCTGGCACAGGATTACGATTTCCAGGTCATTCGCAAGACTTACAATTTTCAATTCGATACCGGGGCTGCGGGGCTGGGCTATGCGCCCGGCTCCGGGCCCAACCTGATGCCTCCTGACTTCCTGCGGCTGCATCGTGGTGGCGGCTTCTATCAGATATTTCAGGTCCCTCATAAGCTGATCGGGGTGACGCAGGAGGAGTTCGACAGCTTCGTGCAGCAGCCGGGGCTTGCGAGCTATCCGTATCTTGCCTACGTCGATGTGGCGCCGACATCGTCCGGCGGGCAGGCCGGGCTCTACGTATGGCCGCCGGCTTCGGGGGCCTATCCAGCGACGGTGCGTTACAATCCGCAGATGCCGGATATCACCGACACTTCGACGGTGCCCTGGTTTCCCAACTCCAACTATCTCTATACTCGCGTTGCCGGCGAGCTGATGAAGATCACCAACGACGATCGCTGGCAAGCGTATCTGGGCGATCCTGACGGGAAGAAGGATACGGCAGGCAGTGCCTGCAATATCCTGCGCGGATATCTGACCATGAAGGACGATCCGGAGACGGCGCCGAAGACGGTGCAGCTCGATCGCAGGCTTTTCAAAGCAAATATTGCGACGGTCAGGAATACCAAGACGATCGGGTGGTGAGATGACTCTTCAGACCAAGACCACCCTCAAGAACGAGATCAACAGTCATTTTGCTGACAATACGATGGGGGCAATTCAGCCTTCGGATTTGCGCATCGTTGATACTGATCAGGTTGACAGCTACCAGCAAGCTCCGACGGTCAACTCCGTATCAGGAACCATCTATACGCTGGCGGTCGACGACTACGGCAAGCTGGTCATATTCACCAACAATAGTGGCTGTAGCGTTACGCTTGCGTCGGCAAGCACATCCGGGTTTTCTCCCTGGAATGTGTGGGTGTCTAATTTTGGTTCCGGGACGGTGACGGTCACTCCTGGGGTGCCTTCGGTGATTGGCGGCAACACCAGTCTGGTGCTGCACCAGGGGCAGACCCAGCATATCATCTCGGACGGAACCAATTATCAGTTGGCGCAGAATGCCAGTGCGGCAAGAGCATTGTCGGTCAACGTGATTGTCAAGACTGCGGTGGGAACTAGCACTTATACGCCTTCAGTGGGCTTGAATTTCGCGGTTGTTGAGTGTGTCGGTGGCGGGGGAGGTGGTGCGGGTACGGTTTCTTCATCTCTTAATGGCCAGCAGCTAAATGGTGGTGGCGGTGGTGCTGGTGGCTACTCGCGCAAGACTTTGACGGCAGCAGCCATTGGCAGTTCTCAGACGGTCACCGTGGGGAATTTCGGCAGCGGTAGTGTTGGCAATGTTGCCGCTGGGGCAGGAACGGCATCGAGCTTCGGTAGCTTATGCGTAGCTAATGGTGGAGGTGGGGCCGGTCCAGCACCAACCTTTTCGAATGGAGGCGCTGGAGGCTCGGTTACTGGGGCTGTTGGTGATATTGTCGCTGCTGGTACCCCTGGTTTTGCTGGTGGGGGGTCTAACAGTAATTCTATATATTTTCTTCTTGGTAGTGGCGGTTCTTCGTATTTTGGTGGGGGCGCTGCGCAGCCTCCGATTCCTACGCATGGATCATACAATGGTCCAAATGGAGGTAATTACGGTGCCGGTGGCGCTGGTGGTATGATTTTCAGCGACGGTACGGCGACCGGATCGTCCAATGGCGGCAATGGTTCAGCCGGTGTCGTGATCATCACCGAATACATCGGTGGCAACTGATGAGTCTGCGCCGGTCTACGCCGCTCGCCTTTCATCCGCGCACGCTGTCGGACGCGCTTGATAGTTCGATGGTGGGCGCTGGGGCGATGGCGCAGTTGCGCAATCTGATCCCCGATCCCTCGACTAAGCTGCTCTGGCAGTGCCGACCGGCGGCGCAGCAGCTTACAAATTTCACCAGCGGGACAGGTGGGCCGTTCAGCGGAGGATTCAGCACCGGGTTTGCGTTCAGTGGTTCGATCTTTCCGCAGCCGGTCGGGGTGATCTCCTGCATGGTCCTGGTCGGGCCGTTCGTCTATGGCATGATCGCGACTGGCACCTCACTGGTGCAGGATTATCCATTCTGCTACAATCTGAACACCAACGCTTTTATTGCGGTCAGCGGGGCGGTTACTGGCACCGGGGGGACTGCCAATCTTCCGATTGCGCAGCCGGCGAGCGGCGCCTGGACGCCGCCGATCATGGATGTGGTCGGCGCCAAGGTGCTGGTGGCGCATCCGGGCTTCAGCGGTGTCAACGGCAACTGGTTTGGCTGGATCGATATTTCCAACGCGCTTTCTCCGGTCTGGCATGCAGGTGATTTGACCGGAACGGCGGGTATCACGTTTGCTTCTCTTGCCACGCCGCCGGTCGCAGTGGCTAATTTCTTCAATCGTGCCTACTGGCTGGTCAATCCGAAGACTTTGACTTCGGCGGTTCAGGGCGGGTCTGTTATCTACAGTGCAGTTCTGAATCCGACGGTCGCCAATACACCAGTCAATACTTCTACTTCCGGCGGCTTTCCGGTTATCACTTTCGATGATACGACACCGTTGACGGCGCTCGGCAAGCTTCCTTTGAACAATCAGCTGGGGGGTGTCATTCAGGCGCTGATTGTCTTCAAGGGCATCAGCAACATGTATCAGATCACAGGCGACGACGCGCTCAACTCGCTCGCTCGCAATGCGCTGACTATAGCGACCGGGACGTTCGCACCGTTGTCGATCTGCTCGACTCCCAAGGGGCTGGCTTTCGTGGCGCCTGACGGGGTGCGATTGATCGACTTCGACGCCCGGGTCAGCGAGCCGATCGGGATCGACGGCACCGGCAAGACGATGCCATTCATTCTTGCTTTTACCCCTTCGCGCATCTCGGCTGCTGCCAACGGGGTGGTGTATCGCGTTTCAGTGGATGACGGCAGCCAGATCAATACGCCCCTGGTCGAGTATTGGCTGGATTTCAGCCGCGAGGGCATTTGGTCGGGGCCGCATAATTTTCCGTCCCGGGTCATCAAGCCGTATCAGAACACGTTCATCTCGGCGCCGTGGTCGGTGGCAAACGGTGGTAACGGTGCTGATGCCACGCTTTGGCAATCTGATTATGTGCAGACGTCGCTTTCGAGCTACGTCGAGAATAGCGCGCAATTGTTATGGGGCTGGACGACCAGCATGCTGCCGGATACCGATCAGATGGCGGAGAATGCCATGATCGAAACGACGCTTTACCTCGGCATGGCAGCAGGAGCGACCTACAACATTCAGGCGATTGATCAGAATGCGGCGCCGATCGCAGCGGCAACGGTCAGCAATCCTGGTGCCGCATCCTATTGGGGCACGACTACGACCCCGCCGCCGGGCGTTCCGCCGGCTATGACCTGGGGGCAGGCGGTCTGGGGTGGGGTTTCGGCAGTTCTCTACCCCAAGCGGGTGCCGTGGCCTTACCCGGTCGTTTTTCGGCGGCTGGCGATGTATGCTTCTGGCCCGTCCTCACGTGATGTGCGGGTGGGGACTTTGCATATGCGTTACGAACAACTTGGCTACATGCAGCAGGTGGCGTGATGCAGAATCGGGACTTTCTGGTTGGGATGAGCTTCGGTGCGGGCTTGCTGGCGCTTGGGTTGGCGCTCATGTTCTGGCCACAGGCTCGCGCCGGAGTCTCTTGTGGACCGTTAACCAATATTCAGAACGGTCAGCCTGCTAACGCGACTGTTGTGATGGCAAATTACAACATTTTGTTGAATTGTTTCAGCAATGCTGCACAAGCTGGCGTCAACAGTGACATTACGTCTCTCTCTGGTCTGACGACTCCGATCACGCCACAACAGGGCGGTTCGACGGTCTTCATTGGTGGCACGTCTACCGGCACCAATACGCAGACCGTGTCAGTGGCACCGAGTTTTTCGCCGCAGCAGGGCTATGTCGTCGAGTTCACTGCTGGAGCTACCAACACAGGTCCGTTGAATCTGATCGTCAATTCCACCCCGTCGGGGTTGGTACGGCGGCAGACCTTGTTCGGCCTGGACACGACCCTTGGTGGCGAGGTGATTCAGGGGCAGAAGTATACGGTCAGCTACAATTTGGACGGTTCTTATACGTTGTTGGGAGACATTCAGCGGGTCGGCGAGATCATCGACTTTGCTGGCGGCACCGTGCCGCCGGGGTGGCTGGCCGCCAACGGGCAGTGTGTGTCACGAGCTACTTATCAGTTGCTGTTCATTGTGCTTGGCACGACTTATGACTTGACGGGGGGCGCGACTTGCGGCGGGTCGAACTTTGCCTTGCCTGATGGCGTCGGGCGGGTGTTTGCCGGCAACGATCCAGGTGCGACCCGGATTATTTGTCCGGTTGGTGGAGTTGGCTGCGGGTCGCAGACAATCACACTAACGGCCAATCAAATCCCCTCGCTGACCGTGCAGGCTGGCAGCACGATCAAGGTCAACGCTCTGGGTGTGACAATTATCGACAACGGGCATACACATGTGCTGCAGGAACCCGGGATGAATACGTCAGGGACTTGTACTTCGCCTCCTTGCGGTCATACGCATAACCTTGTTGATTTGGGGAACAACGTGTCAGCTGCCACCAAAGACGCAGGTGCTGCGATTGAAGGCGGCACGGTGTCGTCTGCTCCGACACGGCAGGCGGTATCAAGCACCAATCTCAGTGTTGCGAATGCGACGACAGGCGCAGTTATCGTTTCCAGCCAGACAGGCATCACGGCGGCTTTGGCCAATGGTGCGCTCAGTGGAATATTGCAGCCCTGGACGACTTCGCAGTCGGTTACTTCAATTATCCAGCCGACGCAGACCGTCAACAAGATCATCAAATTCTGAAAGGAGACGCTCATGGCAACCGACCATTCCCCCTCCGGCCACGCCGGGCATGTCGATACCTCGATCCATCAGAAGGGAATGCGCAATAAGTCGCCCTCGGCGGTCGAGCCGCATCCCAAGGGCGGCTCGGTCAGCAGTGATAAGATGTCGTCGGCTGGCGGTACCCGCACGCACGTTGCGGAAATCTCGACACTGGGACCGCGTTCCGCATGAGTTTCCTGGCGAACTTGTTCGACCCGCCGGCATCGCAAATCCCGACGCCGGTCCTGAACTCGGCGCAGAGCTACGGCGCCCAGGCGCCGACGCCCTTTGGCTACACCGCGCCGGGGACGCCCAACACCTTCGCTCCGAATTATCTCAGCGGGGCGGAGCAGGGGTTTTTCTCCGGCATTCCTGGCCTCGGCCAGTACAATCTCTATGGCCGGAATCTACCGCAGGCGCAGGGTATCGGGCAGGGGATGATCAACTCGCCCTATGCCGGGGCCTATCAGGCTGGTGCCGGCCCGGCGGGAATGATGGGTATGGGCGCCGGGTTGAATGCCTATGGGGCCGGGCAGGGGCTCTACGGCCTCGGCGGGCAGATTGCCAGCACCGCTTTTGATCCGCAGAACGCTCTCTATCAGCGCACGCTCGGGCAGGTGCAGGACCAGACCGGGGCTGCTTTGGCTCAGGCGGGCCTCGGGACCACCCCCTACGGGGCGGGGGTGATGGGCAACACCCTGTCGAATTTCAACATCGATTGGATGAACCAGCAGCTTGCCCGGCAGATGCAGGGGGGAGCGGCAGCCGGGAACCTCATACAGCAGGGCGCAGGGCTCCAGGCTGGCGCCCCATCGACGTTTTTGCAGGGGGCAGGAACCCCTTGGGGTATTCAACAGACGCTTGGGCAGGCAAATCTGGGCACCCTGGGTAGCCTTGGGCAGCTGGGGACTGGGGCGGGGTCGCAGGCGGCGGGGCAGCTTGGTCAGTACCAGAATTACCTGACCTCGATGTATCCCTATCTCGCGCAGTCGGCGGCAGCGCCGATGCAGGCCTACGGGCTTGGGCTGCAGGGGATGGGGCAGGCATTCACGCAGCAGCAGCAGGCCGGGTTCCAGGACCCCTACATGCTGGCGCAGCAGCAGAATCAGGGCGCCATGAATGTCGCCAACTGGCAGCTTGCGCAGAGCCAGCTTGCCGGCCAGCAGCAGGCGCAGGCGTTCAGCGGGCTTGGCAGTCTGGCGGGCATGATCCTGGGCGGGCCGATCGGCGGCGCGCTCGGCGGCGGGCTGTCGGGCATGTTCGGTGGCGGCGGTGGCGGCGGCTATGGTGGCTATAATCCTGCCGCCGGTGCAGTCCCGTCGGCGCAGCAGGGCGGGGTCTACCCGATGTTCAGGTGATTTCATGTTCTTCCCCCTTGGCGCGCTTGGCTCCTTCGGCGGCGGCTTCGTGAAGGGCTACGGCGAGGGCGAGGACGACTGGCTCAAGCAGTATCAGATCAAGGCGGCGAGAGATCAGGCCGCAGCCAGCGACCCGCTGCTTGCCATGATCATGGGCGGCGGTCAGGGGCTGGGCAACTTGAGCGGGCTCAATCCTGGCACCTCGATGAATCTGCCGCCGCCGATGAGCCCGCCGTCAATGTTGAGTCCGCAGCCGATCGGCGGGGGGACGACCTCTCCTTCACTGCAGCTGGGTTCGCAACCAGCCCCGACGCCTCTCACTTTTCAGGCAGGTTCCGGTGGCGACCCTAGCGCCATCCAGATGCAGAAGCCGGTCGTTCAGACTGGTCCATCGTCCGATCTGATGCGGGCAGTCGAGGGATTTGAAGGTTATGCGCCCCGGGCGCAGTGGGACTACAAACAGAATACGATCGGCTACGGTTCGCGGGCGACCTCGCCCCATGAAGTGCTGCCGCCGGGTCCGGCAGGCCGGCAGATCGCAGAACAGAGGTTGCAGAGTGAACTTTCACCGGCAGCACAGGAAGTAGACCGGAATTTTCCCGGGCTGCCGCAAGGAGCGCGAGAGTCCCTGATCGATCTGACCTATCGTGCCGGCGACAAGTGGATGAGCGCCGGGCTGGGTCAAGCCGTTCGTCAAGGCAACTGGCCGTTGGCCGAGCAGATCATCCAGCAATACAACAAGGCTGGCGGGCAGGTGCTGCCGGGGCTGGTTTCACGCGGGCAGGCGGAAGCTGCGCGGATGGGCGGGGCGCCTTGGCCAGGAGGTGGAGGTGGAGGTGGAGGTGGAGGTGGAGGGCAGATGTCACCCGGTGCCGGTGACATGCCGCAGATGCCGCCTTCCAACATGGAGCTGATCCAGCGCGCCGCCAGGGCAATCGAGAACGATCCGCGCTGGAAGAATGCCTCGCCCGGCGCCAAGGTGGCGGCGCTGCAGCAGTACGTCAGGTTGATGGGGCCTGCGACCAATCAGCAGTTCAACGACCTGATGCGGATGATGGAGTTCAAGCAGCGGGAGGATCGTTACAAGACGCTGGAAGGGGATAAGCAAAGAACTGCTGATGCGGCTGATTTGAGCAAGGCGCTTGCTAACCAGACCCGTATTGCCAGCGCGCGGCAGAATAACGGCCTGTATCCTGATTATGAAGCTATCAGACAGATGGATTGGACACCCAAGTCAGGCACCCCGATGCCGTTGATGCGGGATCGTGGGGGGCAGCAGGAAGAGCAGCAGCAAACGCCAAACCAGCTGCAGCCGGAGCAGGTTCGCACCTACATGGCCGGGCAGACCGGAGGCACGGTCGGGTCCGGTCCTGTTACCGACGAGGATCAGACGCAGCGCACCAGCGATCAGGCGTGGATCAACAGCCCTGCTGCCAATGCTGTGCGGCAGCAGTATCAAATCCCGATGCCTGACACTCCACAGGGGAAGGGTATCAACTGGTCGCTGGATACGGAAGGAAACCCGCAGGCTACCTACAATTACTCCAAGGGTGATCTCCCCTACAAGGTCAAGGAAGGATCGATCATCCCTGAACCGGAGCAGATGAAGGTCGGCAATGATGTCATGTCTACAGCTACGTTCAAGCAATACGCAGAGGATTATCTTGTTTACGGCGATCAGTATGTGCGGAACGCCATTGTCCAGAAAGGCAAGCGTTCCGGTGACGATGTCTCAGATTCCTACAGGGAATTAGCGGCAGTCAGGAACTATGCCAATGCCAAAGCGCAGTCGATGGGGCTGGACCCGCATGCTGTGGAGATGCAGCGTGCCGGGCAGAAGAAATGGGGCAGCTTCATCGTCGGTCCCGATGGTCGCCGCATCGTTGCTGCCGGCACCGTGATCGGGCATCTGGGCACATACCTGGATTCCATCAACGCGTATGATGAGTGGCTCGGTGAAAAGCATACTGGCAGCTTCGATGATTTCTTGAAGGATGTGCCTAGAATCCGCAACCTCATCGGGTCGATTGCCAAGGAGGCTGGCTACACCGGTACTCTGAATCTTGAAGGTCTGTCGCACATCATCGGGGCTGAAATGGAACGCGCGATCGGCATCACTACCGGCGGCACCGAAGGCGGGCGCAAGGAGGCTGCCGACTTGATCAAGGCCAGCAACAACCTGGAGCAGGCCACGGGAATTGTTGGTCGGATCAAGGAGCTGCTGGCTTCACAGATGGAGGGCTCATTCCGGGCTGCGCGGAAGATCGGTTTGGAAGAAAAGGACGTGAAGGAGCTGGCTGGTCCTGCCTGGGAGCTGATTCATCCACCGAAAAGGAAAGCTGCGCCGGCGCAGGGGGCAGGAGGAGCAGCCACGCGCAAGATCGATCGTGCTGCAGCCAAGGCGGCAGGCTATTCCGACGCTGAGATTGATGCATTCGAGCAGGGTAAGTGATGCCCGAGCGTCCGCCACTAGAAAGTTTCCTGCAGCGTCCTCCGCTGGAAAGTTTCCTTGTCAAGGATCAACCTGCCGAAGAGCCCTACATCGACGACCCTACCAAGGGCACCTACCTGGAAGCGGTCGGCCGGGCTTTTCGCGAGTTCGGCACGCATTTCCCTGCTGATTTGGCACAGCTGGGTCGCGAGACGTGGGAAGGCATCAAGGGTGTCGGCAAGGAGATTGGTGCTGAGCTCGCAGCTGGTGCGCTGACCAAGAATGTTGGACCACAGACCGAGACTTACAAGGCGCTGCAGGAGAAGGGGGTCGGAGGCATAGCGCAGGATGTCTGGGAGGGAATTAAAAAATTCGCTGCCGATCCCTCGCGCGAGTTTCTGCACGCATTCGAGCGGCACCCGGCGCATTTGACAGCCGACGTCGCGCTGGGAGCGACCGGGGCCGGCAAGGCGCTGCAGATACCGGAGGCGCTTGGGGCTGCAGGCCGGGTCGTGGAGGCAGCAGGCGCTGCCGGCAGGACGATGGAGACTGCCGGCAAGATCATCGATCCGGTGGCGGTTCTGGCGAAGACGGCGGAGGCGGGTGTCGGTTTGGGGCGTGGGACTGCCGCCGGGGTGCAGGGCACCGGGACGGCCCTGCGCGAAGCTCAAGCTGCCGGACGTGCAGGTGGCGAGGCCAAGCAGGCGTTCCAGGAGGCGTTTCACCAGGACGTGCCTTTCGAAGCGCAGCCTGCGGTCCAGCAGATGCGGGCAGCCAATGATGCGGAGTTCAACAAGGTCACGGCGGCGCGTCCGAATAAGCCCGATCTGCCTTTGAACGGCATCGACAAGGCGCGTATCGATGCGCAGCAGCATTTCAAGTTCAGGGCGAGCATCACCAATCCGCAGGCCCGGGAATACTGGCTTAAATTGACCCAGATGCTGCAGGACTTGAAGACCAAGCCGCCGCAATATCGGTCTGCGGAGGGGCTGGAATCATTCAAGCTGCAGATGGAGAACGAGGCCAGAGATCCCAAGTACCGGGGAATGAACTTAAGGGGAGAAGGCGATGCGGTTCGAGCTGACATCAACAAGGCGATCGACAAGACGATCGAGACCGGCGATTCGACTTATCACGGGATGAAACAGGGGCGGGAGGCAGCCAACAAGGTCGTCGATGATGTCGAAACGGCTCTGACAACTGACCCTCATGTGAACATCGGCACCAAGATCGCCCAGGTCAGGAAAATTCTCAAGCGGGAGTTGGGCAGCGGTTACAACGATCCAAAAAAAGTCGCCGAGTTCCTCGACAAGCACGGGGCTCCGCATCTGTTCGAGCGGATGGCCGGACAGGCGCTGCGCGGGTATGCGCCGGCCGGCTTCCTCGGCAAGGTCTGGAAGCGGCTTCTTGAGTACGGTGCTGCCGGTGCTGGTTATGGTGCTGTGACCCACGGGGGCGGCATAAAAGCGTCCCTGGCAGCCCTAGCCAAGACCGGCGGCGTGGCGATGGGGGCGTCCCCGCATGTCATGGGCAACGTCATGCGCGGTGCCGGCACCGCCGGGCGCTACGCTGCTCCTGTCGTCGGTGCCGCGCGCGGCGCCTACCAGGGCTCAAGCATTATTGACTATGCCAACAAGCTTGATCCCCGGCAGATCGTCCAGCAGAACGCCCAGGACATGCTGCGGGACAAGAAGGATTACGATCTGACCGGGAACGAGCTGCGGGTGCTGCGGCGGGCGACCCGTAAGGATACCTCGGCGGCGGTGCTGCAGGAAGCTCATCAGATCATGCAGGAGCATTCCCGCAAGGAGAATATCAAGGCTTCGGAGCAGCTGCGGCACAGCCAGGGATACAAGCGGGCGACGCATCAGGCGCCGGAGCGCGAGAAGCCCGCCTACGTGCCCTATGGCCGGCCCTGGTTCGGCGCTGGTGAGCCGTCGAAGGAGTTTCACATTGGCCCGCAGCCTTTCGGCACCGGGGCCTATCAGCCATCGTCCTATGGCGGGGTGCAGGAGTGAAGCTCCTCGTCCTCGACAACAAGAACGCGCATGCGCTCGACTTCTGCATCCGGGCGCAGCGGGCCAAGCACGAAGTGCGCTGGTTCTTCCCGGAAAGCCCGAAGAACGACCATATCGGCAAGGGGCTGGTTCCGATCGTGCGCGAGCTGCCGGCCTCATTGGCCTGGGCGGACCTCGTCTTTTTGACCGACAATACCACCTATCTCCACGTCGCCGATCAGGCCCGCAAGGACGGCGTGGCCGTCTTTGGCCCCACCGTTGAGAGCGCGGAATGGGAGCTGGATCGCAATGTTGGCATGCAGGTTCTTGATGAAGCTGGTATCGAGGTTCCGGCCTACGAAGAGTTCACCGATTACGACAAGGCAATTGAATATGTTCGCAAGCACGATCGTCCCTTCGTGAGCAAACCTTCCGGCTCGGATGACAAAGCACTCTCCTACGTCGCGAAAAGCCCAATCGATCTGATCTACATGCTCGAACGGTGGAAGAAGTCGGGCAAGCTCGATCGGGCACCCTTCATCCTCCAGGAGAAAATCGAGGGAATTGAGATGGCGGTCGGGGGGTGGATCGGCCCTGACGGGTGGATCGCCGGCTGGTGCGAGAACTGGGAGCACAAGAAGCTCTGCAACGACAACCTGGGCTGTACCACTGGTGAGCAGGGCACGGTGCTGCGTCACGTCAAGAAATCCCGGCTGGCGAAAGAGATGCTTGAGCCCCTGACTGAGGCTATAATCGCCACAGGTCACACCGGCTACGTGGACGTGAATTGCATTATCGATGACCGAGGGCAGCCCTGGCCGCTCGAATTTACGATGCGTCCAGGGTGGCCGACGATGCAGATTCAGCAGTCGGTACACAACGGAGATTGCGTGCCGTGGATGATGGACCTTTTGGATGGGCAGGACAGCTTTTCGCTCAGCCTCGACACGATCGCGATCGGGGTCGTGCTCAGCGTGCCCGATTATCCGTATTCGCATCTGACCCGGAAGGAAGTGATCGGGATACCGGTCTACAATCTGACGACCGACCTTCTCCCGCACCTGCACCCGTGCGAGATGATGGAGGCGGAGTGCCCTTCAAAAGAGGGCGCGGGCGGCCACGCAAAGATGCTGGCGACGGCGGGAGACTATGTGCTGGTGATGACCGGGACCGGGACCAGCGTGAAGGAAGCCCAGAAGGCGGTCTACGGTCGTTTGCAGAGCTTGATCATCCCCAATTCCCCGATGTGGAGGACCGACATCGGGAACCGGCTGCGGAAGGAATTGCCGAAACTGCAGGCGAACAGGTTCGCCATGGGGATGTCGTTCCGGCCGGCGCCGGAACGGCCAAGTTCGACCGGATCACCGACCGGGCGCTCGACGTCCTTGACGTCTGCCTGAACGAGACCAGGACTGACCCGGATGTGCTCAAGCTGCGGAATCTGCAGCTGCAGGCGGCGCAGACGGTCATATCGAACCGGATCAAGGTCGACGACACCCTGCTGCGTGCCAGACAGGTCGACATCCTGCCGAAGATCATGGAGATGATCGAGCTGGAGCAGGCGGCGATGGAGGAGCGGAAGCTGCAGCGGGTGATCGAGGGATCATTTCCTTGATCTCGACCAGGGCCCCGGACATGGCCGGGTGCAGCAGGTTGATCTCGTAGCAGGGGACCTGCCCGCCGATCGCCAGCTCGGTGCCGGCGCCAAGGGTGACGAGCTTCTGCAGGTGGGTGATGATTTTGGCCTGCTCCAGCTCTTTGTTGAATTGCGTCCGGTTGATGCTGTTCTTGACCAGCCAAGTGCGGATGGCAGTCTTGAGGACGTAGACCCGGCCGGTATCCCGCACCGCACGGGCGAGGAGCGTGCCCTGCGGCTCTTTCAGGACTTGGCAATGATGCGCGCGTCCCGGTTTCCATTCATCCCTGGTAATCAGGGTCTGCGCATAGAGGCTGTAGAGGCACTCGGAAAGCAGTTGGGCATAACTGCGCTTGTTCTCCTGGTCTTCCTCGGCGCGCGCTTGGCAATTGGTAATCGCCCAGTCGATGATTCGCTTGACGTTGAAGTCCAAGAGGCCAAGCTGCTTGACGATCGAGCCGGCGACCGCCGCGCAGGCGAGAGTTCGTACCCAGAATCGATGACGACGATCGAACCCGTTCTTCCAGAACAGCTCCAGCGTCTCCGGCAGCAGGGTATGGACCCGCTGCAGGACCGCCGGCTGCAGCAGATAGCGCAGGTAGGCGTCGCCGGCATGCCCGGCGTTGGCTTTCAACTGCCGCCGCAGCCGGTCGCCGTCGTACCCCCCGAAAGACGCCTCGGCCACGAACTCCATCACCCGAAACGCCTGCGCTTCCTCGGTATTCCGGGCGCGGATGATGTCCACCAGCGACTGGTTGCTGCCCAGGATCATGATCGTCTGCCAGTCGCCGGCCGGAGCGCGAAGCGCGCCCTCAGACGTGCCGCGAAGCTTGTCGCGCCCATTCGTGAAGACGACCACGAACTCGCGGACATAGTCCGGGTCCCGTTGATGCAGCTCGTCAAATACGCAAGGCAGATTGCCCAATGACCCCAGGGTGAGCCCCCGGCTGACCTTGGTGTCCTCGTCGGTCAGGCGCAGCCCGTCCAGCTCCCCCCAGACCGATGCCGCCGCCTCCAGCGCCGTCGTCTTGCCGGTGCCAGAAGCGTCGGAGATCAGATTGACGATCGCGCCGCCCTCGGACTCGACGTGGAAGCGCATCAGTGGGGCGGCGAAGGCGCACAGAAGGGCGAAGCTTTGCGGCTCGCAGCCCCCGGCAAACAGCTTGTTGGCAGCCGCAGACCACTCCTTGAGGCTGCCGCCACGGGGACCCAGGAGCTTCGATCGGCGCTGCACCTCGCCCGATCCCGCCGCCGGCTCGACCTTGCCGGCCCGGTAGAGCTTCTCGGCGAACAGGAAAGCGGTGTTGTCCTCTTTCCAGCCGAATTGATCGAACCGGGTCTGCGAATCGTGATTTCGTCTGTGCTCGTCCACGGTTTCTCTCACATATTGCCGAAAAAGGTCGGCGTCATGAATAATGGCGCCCATTCGGGCAAGTTCGGGCATCCCTCTGGCGCTGAACAGGGTGCCGCTTGGGATGTCGAGCGTCTTGGTCCCTTGCCGGGGCAGGGTCATCTCGAAGAGCAGCGAGTGATTGTCAGTCGCATGCTCGCCCAGGCACTCCGCTTTCAGCATGATCGGGCAGCTTGAGATCAGGGTCAGGCTTTCCTGGCCCTTCTTGTCCTCGGAGACGTGGAAGAGCCCGCCGGGGCCGTTGCGGAAGCAGCTGTTCACGTTTGATTCAGGGGACAGCTTAAGTGCGGATTCGGCGTTCTTTGTCCCCGTCCCCTGAACAAATCGGCCCAGCTCCAGCGGTGTGGTAATCTTGCCTCGGTGCGGGCAGGCGCCACAGGGACCGGGGTCGAGCGCGGCAAAGGAATCGCACCTCGTCGGAGCGGTATAGCGGTCCATTTTCCCTTGCGTTTCAACGGGGTCGTAGCGAGAATCGCCTTTTGACCACTCGTGCGCGATAGCTTCTCCGCTTTCAGCGAACTTGAGCAGGCCTAGGCAGAGGAACCAATTAGGCTCGGGGATTACCCCCAGGGTGTCCCGCATCTTGCGGATTTGCCCGCAGCCCTCGGCGATCTTGTGCGGGTCGGAGGGGATGTCGGGGAAGGGTAAGTCGATCTGACCAATGAGACTGTCGGGATTTGTCGTAGTTTGTCGCGATTTGTCGGGATTTGTCGTAGTTTGTCGCGATTTGTCGCGATTAGCGTCTCGATTCAGGCCAAGATCAAAAACATCAACGGGATCAGCCAGATGCAGCAATGTGACGGGCTTCCGCACCTCGCTCTTGTGATTGTGCGTTCCCGGTGGCCGGAGAATCGAGGCGGCATCACGGGTCCGTACCTGATCGACGCGGAAACCATGCCGCTCAAAGAGATCGTGTATCGCCTGAGCATAGCCTTTCCAGGCTGCATAATTCAGCGGGTCGACGAGGATCCAGTAGAGATGGAGCCCGTTGCCTGACCCGACTTGCGTCGGCTGGGGCATACCCGTTTCCATCAGGAAACGGGTCAGGTCTGCATCGGCGGTACGGAAATCGGGGTAAGGCTTTCCCTCCCCGCAATCGACATCAGCCCAGAAGATCGTGATCGAGTGTACATTGGCTGCCTTGCGCGACATGCTTCGAAACGAAGCGCAGGCAAAGTAAACGTCTACGCCGCGTGCGTCTTCGGCGAGAACGAATCGAGTCATTTCCGTTATGTTCTTAAAAAAGGTCTGCCGGACCCGCTTACCTGTGATTGTTGTTACACACTTGTAACCTTCTGCGGGTAGATGGTGGCGCAGAAACCGCTCGGTGTCGTCCATAACACCTGCCCCGGCGATAGTTAGGGCGGCATGGTGGACCCATGCCGCCCGGAGAGTCCACTATGCGACGGTTCAAGTCGGCAGCTTGAACGCCTCGTCGAGCCGATCCATCATCTCGGCCGTAGGCGCAGCGGCCTTGGCGGCCCAAGGAGGGGCCTCCGGCGCAGCCGGGGGTGCAGCAGGGGCATCCTTCGAAGGCCGCCCACGGCCTCGTTTAGGGGCTTTCTGGACCGGCTCCGGGGCTTGCGGACGAAATAGCTCCTGCGCCGGGGCTACGGGTTGCGGAGGTGGAGGCGGAGCGGGAGGGGGAGCTACCGGCCGGAACGGCGCGGGTGCCGGCTGTTCCATGGAAGCCACGGGCGCGGCCGGAAAGGGCCGCTGCTGCATCCCGGGCAGGGACACGGTCGCGGGCACGTCGTCCTTCCCTACCAGCCTGCCGGTGAAGTCGTCTTCGGCTTTCTTGGCCCAGATCGAGTCGATCTGCTCCTGCATGTTCGCCGGCACCCAGGCGACTGCAGCGAAGTCGTGAACTCCCTGCGACGCGAAGGTGATCCGGGTGACGACATCGGTCAGGTCAGGTGCGCCGCCGTTGGGCATTTTCTGCATCTTCAGCATAGTCGCGTATTTGGTGAAATTCTTGAATGACCCGGGTTTAATGGTGAACAAATAAGCTCCAGGGTAGCCGACGATCACCACGGCGAGCTTGCGCATGTCCTGGCAGGCTTTGACTGGCTTGCCGGAGAACGGCGAGGTCGCACTGCCGATGGCGTTGTGCGGGCAGGCCGCGCAGGTCTGCGACTGCGGCTCCATCGCCAGCGAGGAGGGGGCCACTCCATTGTCGGAGAAGCAGGTCGGGGGCGAGATCGCCCCGGGCTGGTACGGGCGTCCCCAGTACAATTTGCTGGTCTTTGGGTTGACGTCGATGAATACGACGTCCAGGGCCGGTCCCTCGGCCCGGAAGGGGACCGGGGTCTGCATCCCGGATGGGTCCACCAGGGTGAACCGGTTGCCATCGATGGACACGCGCGGGGGCTGCAGGCCGCCGCTCAGTCCCTGTGTAGCTTCGTCGATCAGTCTAGGTCGGTTATTCATATTTCTCTCCATATTTTATTTTCAGCCCACTCATGATGCCCTCTTCACGTTGAGACGATAGATTGTTTCGAGATTCAGTCCTGGAGGAACCTTGTTGCCGTTGATGTCCATCATGTCCTTGAGCCCTTCCTTGCTCACATGAGCGGTGAGCACTTCGCGGGCCTTGTTCTTGAACACCCAGTCAAACCAAGCGTCGCGGTCGACGACTTTGGCTGACAGGACGGTGGAACGGTAGGCGGTCCCGAATCTGGTCGAGATCGCCTTGCCGTCGAGCTTGTTGATTTCGTCCATTAGTAATCCTTCGATCGTCTGCATCCCTTCCTTGTATCGGAAGATCGAAGCTTCGAACTCCTTGGTCAGCGTATCGACCTTGTCTCTGAGCTTGACATACTGCTCAATCAGTTGCGCTGCTGTTTTCGTCCCGTTCGATGCCATAGTCGTTGTCCTTCGCGAGTTTGAGGATCAGTCCTTGCATGCTTTCGTTACGTGCTAGACGCTTGTAGATTTCACGTTCGATGTTTGTCGCTGATAGCTGAACTACTGTTGTGTGCTTTGTTTGTCCAGGGCGTGAGATGCGGCGATTAGCCTGAAGGTAGATTTCAGTGCGATCAGTGGGGGCATACCAGATGATGCAAGTAGCTGCCACAAGGGAGAGACCATGCGCCATCGTCGCAGGATCAGCAATGATGACGCGAGGATCCACCGCCTCTTGGAAATTACGAAATATCTCGGCTCGTTCTTTCGCACTGACGGCTCCGTTGACGACTGCTACGGTGTAATCGCGTTCAAGGTTCGTTTTTAGCATATTGATGACACTTGTCAAGGGGGCGAAAACCAGAATCTTTTCCCGGCACTGCTCCATGACCTCGCGCAGGACGGCGATCCTGGGCGCAGCGTCCAGCTCGTGGACCTCGTGGTCGTGGTCGTAAACGGCGCCGCAGGCGATTTGGATCAGCTTGAGGCGAAGGACCGCCTCGTTGGGGGCGGTAAGGTGGGTTCCCTCCTTGAGCTTTAATACAAGCTGATTCTTGAGCTGCCGGTAGGCGGCCTTCTGGCCGTCCGACAGCTCGCAGTCCCGCGACTGCATGGTATTCGGCGGCAGGTCAACGCAGTCATCGATGCTGAACCGGATCGCTGGCTGCATCAGGGCATTGGCCTGCTCGTGCGCGCCGGGCTTGGGAATCCATTTCCACTGGTCCACCTTGTTCATCACCCGGAACTTGAAGTGCGTAAACGACTCGCCGAATGAGTTGTTCACCAGTTTGGCGAGCCCGTAGGCGTC